TTTTGAAGGAGAACCAAACACTGCTTGTGTAGAATTAATAGTCCCTGATATAGCTTTTCTTGTTTTTTTCAATAAAAATCTATCTGGGTCTGTTCCACTTAATGAAAAAATTGAAATCTCAGTTGGATCTAAAGATGAAGAAATTGAAAAATCACAAACATCTTCTGTTATAAATTTAATGTTAGAATTTTCATTCGAAGTTATTTGAAAATCTTCTGGTATTTTTAATGCGTAATCAAAATCTGGGACTAATTCTGTTCCTACTAATTTTGAAGGTACTTGTTGGAAAAATGAAATTTCTACAGTAGCTGCTGTTGTTACTTTAGGTCTATAACCTAACATATAGGATAAATCAAATAGATTTTTTTCTTGTCTTGCATATTGTATAAAAGTTTCTTGAATTTGATTATCTAGATAAAAAGATAAAACATCTCCAACATATGCTGCCATTTCTATGAATAACATTCCTGTAGAATCAGAAGAAAAGTCATTGAAAGTATTAGGAAAATATGTTTTAGAATAATCTATAAGAGAATTCCTAAATGTATTAAAATCTCTATTAGTATATGTTATATTTCTGTTTAAAGTTGCCATTATTGTAATGCTATATTAATTGAATCTTCTTCTCCTAAGTTAACTACTGAATAATCTAACTCAAAATTTATAGTATTTAAATCTGGTTGATTATCAAAATTTATTTTTTTTACTTCTATTGAGGGAAAATTATTTGTAATATTATCTCTAATTCTATCTTCAAGTGCAGAAGTAGTTCCATCATTAATACCTTCCCAAATTAATGCTCTTAAGTCTGCTCCAAAATTAGGTCTAAATACTCTTTCTCCTTTATTTGTTAATAAAAAATTAATTAAATTAGTTTTAACTACTTCTCTAGTAGTAAAAGTAGGATTAAATACTGCTCTTCCTGATAAAGGGAAACTAAAACCCAAAGCGGCACTACCACTATTAACAGTTGGAAAAACATTATTTATTATCCTAGCCATTATTTACTATTCATTAAGTTCATTATTTGATCCATACCTACACTTCCTTCAGGTAATGCACCATTTACTGTATCCATTCCTGGGTTAGGTCTAAAAGTTTGAATATTATTTGTATTAAAAGAAGCTGCTGTTTCTCCTAGAATATTTTTATATGCATCTCTTTTTTCTTGAGAGGACATTACTGGTGAAGTAGGAGAAGGAGTTGGTTTAGATGGATTATAGGATTCCATTACAGGAG